ATAGAAGTGCTTCCTGAGTCGGAGTACCACATCCAGTAACAGTCAATCGTGGAGGATTGGTTACATCATAACCTATACCACCATCAACTACTTGTATTGCACGAACACCAAATTTTTCGTCAAATATAGGTTCAATTACAGCACCAGATCCAGGAACAGTTCTTGCCATATCTTACTAACCAACTACGTTAATAGTTCCTTGCATCGCTGCATGGAGTGTACATTGATAATAAAGAGTACTAGGTGAACCCATAGGAACTGTCCAATAAAGAACACCTGTTCCACTACCAGTCTGTCCTGTAGTATAAGGAGTTCCCGTCAAACCCTGAGTACTTTGGATTCTAAAAGGATGTGCTGTTGATTGTACAGTATTATCAAAAGCATATGTCTGTCCTTTCACAACAGAAAGAGTTGCGTCAGCAGTAGCAGATGCAAATCCAGGTCCATTAAATGTGTAATCTGATGCACCATTAGCATTTAGTTCCCACCAAGTAATAGGACTTCTAGTAGCAATCCAATTACTACCATTCCAGAATAAAGAATCTCCCTGAACTACTCCAGACAAATCAGTGTCAGTTAATGCTGCTAGAGTAGTAGTTAACGTACCACTAAAATCTACTGTTAAAGTATCATTAACAACAGTTGTTGTTATATTAGAACCACCAGCAATAGTTAAAGTATCTGCTTGAGCATTTGCTGTTGTAGTTCCAGTATCACCTGTAACCGTAGCCCATGTATTCAGTGATGCTAAACCAGATTCATCATCTTGAGGAGTCCATTTACTTGCAGATGAACTCCACTTCAAAACTTGTAAATTTGTAGGTGCAGCAGTTGTAGTATCAACATCGGCCAATGTATCGATACTAGAGTATTCTGTTGCTACCTTTGCCCTAACATCACCTACACCACCAGTGGTAATGTTAATATTAACATATGGATTATCATCACCATCGACTGTAAAGAAATATCCTGGATAACTTGCAGCAGAAGGTGCATTACCTAATGCGGAATATTCATTCTTATATTTAACTTTAGTTGGCATGTCAATAACGCCATCTACACCTTGAAAAGTTGAATTTACTCCACCAGCTCCGAATGTTATATTACCAGTACCATTTGCAGCAACAGCAATATTACCATTAGAAGAAGATACAATTGAGTTACCATTAACATCCAATGAAGATGTTAAGTTGGCATAATCAGATGGAGCAAATTGAGATCCAGTATACCTCAATACTTGCCCTACCGCAGGGTTAGTAACATCAATAGTTGTTGATGTACCATTTCCAATAGCAGAATATAGTTCGGTAAAATTGTCATTAATCTTGTCACCTCCACCACGCAGGGTATCCCCTGTGTTATCATTAGGAACCGTACCAAGATTTAATAATTGTTTGGCCATTTATCGCTACGATTTTTAGTTATTTATGGTGTTTCGGGATCCACTTCTTCTTCTCCGTACTGACTGAGGTCAGGTGCGTTCCAATCATCAGGGACTGTTGTCTCAACAACAATCTCTGGATTCTGATAACCAGAACCAGGAGTACTCATTTCAACACCAGCAACACCGACTAGTGCTCTTATATTACCATCGAATCCAGAGATGGAATCGATCCTTACATTTGGTCTAGATGTGTAACTAGAACCACCAGATGTGACCTGTACTGTGTCTATAAATCCAGAATTTATATTTGCAGTTGCCTGAGCATCTTGTCCAAAGACAGAACCGAGATAATCGAATGTTATCAATGAGTTTGAAGACTCGATAACAGCAACCTCTCTGTCTGATGTCTCACCTTGGATGTCAATAAAGTCACCAGGTTCGATAGGTGGAACAACTTCAGCAGCATCAACGTCTGCCTCAGAACCAACGTAGGAGAATGCTACGAATGTGGATCCTACACGAGGAATCTCAGAGAAGATGATTCTAGAACCAACGATCTCAAAACCTACGCCAGGTTCTTGCACAACACCATTAAGAGAACAAATGATATTATTTTCTGGACGTATTGTGGAAGATTGAACACCTTCTGTTAAAGTTAGTGAGTAGAATACATCGTTACGCTTAAGGTTGAATGACTGACGTAAAGAGTCGAACTCAAATGATATATCATCCAACTGTCTTAACTTACCAACGTAGAATCCAGTGAATGATGCACCTAATTCTGGTGCTTCAGTAAACTGAATCTGGTTAGAGAATGCTGTATATGCGTTAGATGCACCTGGAGGTTGCAAAATACCATTAACATATATCAACATATGTCCGTCAGGATCTGGGAGATAGTTAGTTCCATTAAGGATGGATAAATCAAACGTATCCTGAACACCATCAAATCCCTTAAACGCTCTCTTAACACGTGCCTTAAGATCAACCTTAGATTGAACTGCTGCCTTATAAGATCCAGGTCCAATAACAGAGTCTTTAAGATCGAATGTTCCTGTCATATCACTTAGATATAATCTCTTATACTGACCAGCAGGACGTATATCCTGTACCAATGCAGCACCAGCACCAGGAGTTTCAACCCTTGTGATTATAGAAGCATAACCTTCAGGGAAGTTACCACCAAGACCATAGTCACCTACGAGATCACCGTTTGCTAAAGGTGTTCCTTGGAAGTCGGCAATGTATAAGAAGTTGTTATCAATATCAACTTCAGTAATAATTGCGTATGTACTTTGATCAGCAACACCACCAAGAACTTTATAAAGTCTGTTACCAACATTAAACTGATTCAAACCACTAACAATAGAAACACCAATTCTGACATATCCATTGGATGCGATTCTGTCACCAACACCAATATCTAAACCATCAAACTTACTTACTTCGATAAACTGTCTGGAAGTTTCTGGATAAACAACAGAGGTCTGTTCAAATGAACCCACGAGAGTTTCAGTATCAACAGTTAGTGTTCCACCAGTATTATCAAGAATAGCAGCCTCATTTCTAAGGAAGCTTGTAGGTGTAGCAGTAGCACCGCTAGTGTAACCCTTGAATGGTACAGTCGCATCAAACTCACCAGTAAGATCAATAACCTGTAAACGGTCCTCTATCAAACTAATCTGTGCTGTTGTGTTGTTTGTAGAACCAACAACATAGTCCGTAATAGCCCATGTTCCACCAGTAACTTCAATATCTAAGTATTTGAAGTTTTCGTCTTCATGAAGTCCATAAATTTTTCCAGTAACACTCGGATCACCATTCTTAGCAACTGTTTCATTCATGACCCAAGGACCATCAACTACGTCACCATCAAAACGGAATCTCTGATAGATCTTAACAATCTCACCTTGATTAGGAGCGATTGTCTCTAGTTCAGCATAACTGTCACTAGATAAACCATAAAGATAATCTGAAGCATTTAATCCACCACCTAATCCAACTGGTAATTCTCTGTTACCATATGTGTAGGTAGGAATTTTAATTCCATTATAAACAGTAACACCAGTGTAATAAGTATCAACTGCTAATTGCTCTTTAAGAAGTTTTATGTTATCACGAACAATTCTACTTACAGATCTAATATCATAATGACTTGCAGATTCAATATCGAAGAACTTGAGATATCCTGCTTGAGGAGATGGACTTGTAAGACCATTAGTCATTGCCTTAACAATATAATCTTCTAATTGTGTTAATGCGTATGTCTTAATGTTAAATTCACCGTCAGCATAGAATACTTCATTAGATGATGATGTGTATGGATCTAATGTACCCTTAGCAAGTTTTGATCCCCAAGCATAAAGACCCTTAGATGAATCTCCAGTGTATGCAATCTGATTATTCTCATTGTATACAGTAACCAATGCTTTCAATTCTGTAAATCCAAAGGATAATGTTGTTGTGATATATGCTCTATACCATCCACCACCATAAGGAACAGCACCATAAGCATCACCTGTTATACCACCTTGAGGTATAAAGAGTGATCCAGTAGTACCAGTATTTGTATTAAGATCGAAGAATACATTCTGCTCACCAGCAGTACCATCATCAAGTATGATATGGAATCTTACTTGCTCATATTCTGCCTTCTTAAAGAAGCAAGAGAATGTGTATTGCTGTTCATCTGATGTAGATGCACCACCTTCATCAAAACTATTAGTCGTATCATCCCAATTAATATTACCATCATCAAATGTATCATATGCACTTAGATCATATATTCTGTGTAAAGTATGTTCACCTGCATCAGCAGAAGAAATTAACTTAGCAGCAGTATTATTATTATCAGGTGCGATTGTAAAGTTATCACTAATACCAACTCCAGTTCCAACCCAATTAGGTGTGAATAGTTCTGGATTAGAGAATAAATTAAGTCCAGATATTTGACCAGAAATATTAGATGTAATATTCTTAGCGTAGTTTAATGTTCTTACGTTACCTGGACTATTAAACCATGTGTAACTAGATCCAACACCATTAACAGA